AATCAGGTTCATCCGGTTGGGTAGTATTCACGCTGCCCGGGGTAAGGTCGTATCGATCGATTACCAAAAGATACTTCAGACTACCTTCGGTAATTCTTTCTAATTCAAGGGGTTCCGCCCAGCTGCCCGTCCCGTCCAACCCTAACACTATTGCGGCGCCACCATAAAGACGTGCCCATTTCAAAGCCTCGGTAACTCTCTCCTGAACCTTCAATGTTTTTTCGGCATCTGCCAATTCGTCAATTTGTTCAGGAGCAAGATCTGAGCTTTTAAAGGATCTCCATTCACGAGTCATATCCTCGACAGGAACGTCAATTATTTTACCAGCTAGCCAATCCTCACGATAAATCGTTGATAACGTATCGGGATCAAAAGTCCGCCGATCCCATCCCGAATAATACCGCTTGTCTTTCTCTGTACCAAGATTGGCAACTAAGTTTTTCAGCCCGTCTAATAAATCAGTCATTTTGACTCCTGAATTCTTCGCACAATACCCCGATTACCGCTGGCCCAAACATATCCATCCCGCCAACAAATTGTTCTATAGCATCAAGTTCGGATTGCTCGAAATCCGTATTTGCATCCGCCTCTTTTATCTTCTTGCCGAATTGATATCGAACCATTTTAGCCTCTAGATCTAATCCACGAATATCCGAGTTCAATACCGCATACAAACAAATATCTCGCAATGTCAAAGGAGGTCCATCCAATTGTGCAAAAATACCATTGCCTAAAAGGGTTGTCGGCACTTTTCCCCAATTTATTTTCATGGTGCACTCTCCAAAACAATTGTGTAAATGACATTCATCGTATTGACCTGAACAGTATCATTCTCGATTTTAGCCTTCAACATAAACCCTGTTGAATCAGTATTTTGTACTTCAAGTTCTTCAAGGCCTACACTGTTGTTAGTGGTCAATTCGATATGATCGTACACAGGCACCTCGTGAGCAAAATTAACCCGAGTTTCCACTTCCTCCCCCTGTAATCCGGTGGGAGTTGTCCAAGACACAACTACTGTCCCTGAGCTTTCCACGACATCACCTATCATTATCTTTCCGGGCATCTCTACGACTCCCTATGTTGACTTATGCGCACAAAAAAATTTATCAATGTATCCTTCGGTTTGACGGGACCCACCCGTTACCGGTTTTCCAACCCGAAAATATGGCCTAAGCGAAAGAGTCGGGAGATCTCCTGAACTAATTATTCCACTCGCCTGAACAGCCGTGTCATAGGTCAGCTCCCAATATGCGTTATTACCAGTACCAAATGTCTCGATCAAAACCTCAAACCAGTCCGTCGATCCACCGCCTCCCGGAAGCGCAATCCCAATGTTGTACCCCACCTCACTGGTCCCGCTATTCGCCCGGGAATAAATGAAAAAATTTTGAGGGCTCTCTGCATAGTAAATGATAAATTGCAGGTATGCGTTAAACGATGAACTGTCTTGCAAGCCAAAATCAAACAAATCTTTCTCGCTCGCTGAATAGGCAGGCATTTTACATCGAGCGTAAAATGACACTTGGTTGGCAACGGTAAACCCCGAAGTGGTGCTAGACACCTCTCTGAGACTCGCCCCGGTCGCATTTGAGCGAAGATGTAGTGACCCCCCGTAATGATCTGGACTCGCCGTGTAAGGAAGCAATTGGACCGCAGGAGGACTGCCTGAACTAGAATTGTTGAAATAGTCTGATCGCCACGTGTAATGAACGAAATCATCTGCTACATATTTATATCCACTGTCCATCTAGGTCTCCAAACGTTGCATCACTTGCCACCACCTAACCTTTATCCCTCGGTTAGTAGTTGTCGAATTAGCGAAAGTCATGCCAAAACAAAAATCCCCAGTGTACAATCCGGCATTAGGAAGCGTTACAATATCAGTTCGGTCCAAAATACAAAGGCAATCTCCACTAGGCCCTAACGAATGGACCTCAATTTCATGCCAGTTCGTATCACACGCGGTTGAAAATGTCTGAGTAGATTGTACCGCGCCGCCTATTTTCGATTGCGCTTGGTAATAAGTACTACCTCCCCCTCCCAAAAGCCCAAAGCAATCGTTAGTGTACTGACTACCCGTTATTGCATTCCATCCAAGACGAAATTCCCAACTAGCCGTTGCAACTGAATACTGCTGAAAACTCGCTCGGAAAACCGGATAATAATCGAGTTCCCAAACTCTTTGCGCAACAGTAGACCAATGACCATACATCGTACCACCAAAGCCGCCCTGATTGCCATCGATGTACAACTCGTCACTACCGTTAACTCCATGATTCCCAGTACCAAAAAGGGGTACCGAAAAATCACCCCAGTAGGACGTCCCCGCATCCGCAGGGAGTAACGAAAAATCATCATACATATTGCACATGTGTTTATTGTACATACCCAATCCTACGTTCCACTAACATACGGGCCTATTCTCCGAATGTAACACTGGCCGTATCTTTCCTCCCGAGATCCTTTGTTAACAGCATATCCCAGTCCATATGTCGATACCGCATATTGAGTATAGACCCGAAACCGATATGTCGTCGACGTGCTCACTTCCAACTCGCCATAACAAATACATAACCCACTCGTGATTTCGATGAACGACCCCGTTAAAACGTTCGGACCGTTCAATTGTTGCGAACTATCCGACGTTTTTATCATCTCAAGAAAGGCTTCTCCAACTCCCACTACCGGCTGACTAGCATACACAAAATAGGTCCCCTGTCCGATAGTGATGTCATTCCCAGATCGACTTGTATTAACCAGATTATCTCGTCCAGTAGTATTGAGGACCATATTACTATATGAATCGGCTGAACTGGACCCCCCATGCGTTCCCGCCGTCAAAGAGTTATATGCGGAGAAATCATAGTTCCCAAGCATAAACACTAACTCGACACTGCCCGAATCTTTGGCCTTGGCTTTCAATGCGTCCTCGGTCTCATCATAGTACATGCTGATCGTACTGGCCTCAAGATCCCCAGCACTGACCGCACTATTCGGTATCGACAAAACCGAATGATCCGAATTAAGCGCATAGACGACTTTAGTTTTCAGCCCGTCGGGAGAATCCAATTGCGAGGGAGGCGAAGTGTCTCCAATCGTATGTGTGAAATACGAGCCTCCGGACTCACGGGTTTTGACCTTCAGTAAATCGTTTGTTTCATCGAGATAAAACGAAATCTCGCTAACAGCTAAATCCCCATCCGCAATGGCGCTCGCGGGAGTTGCCAGAGTCGCATGTCCTGAATTTACCGCTGTGACAACCTCGGTTTGGGTACTGTCGGGAGACTCCAATTCCGACACGCCCCCGATAGTATGTGTCTTATAGGTCCCTCCCGATTCTCGTATTCGAGCCAACAATTTATTATTGGACTCATCTAGATGGAACGACGTATGGCTATTATCCAAGTCCCCGTCTGCGATCACACTGGACGGGGTCTCTATCGCTACGTGCCCGGAATTGAGCGCTTCGACCATGCCGGTTTTGGCGCTATTAGGAGATTCTAATTCAGTTGTACCTCCAACTAATTTAGTGATATATGTGCCTCCCGATTCACGCCATTTCGAATACAGTTTATTATTCGTCTCATCAAGATGAAACGAAGCTCTATTAATTGCTAGGTCACCGTCTGCAATAGCGCTGATAGGCGCCGCAATCACCCCATGACCTGAATTGAAAGCTGCCACAACAGCTACTTGAGACGTATCGGGAGAATCCAACTGAGACACATTTCCGGGAGCCGCACCAACTCCCGCAAAATCTACAAACACACTCTGCACATGGTCCGGTAACGGGGTTGTGCTTTTCTGAAAAACAAATCTACCTAAATAAACGCCATGGACGCGAAGTCTTGTCGGTAATTGCGACACTGGAATACGTGTGGCCTCTAATGCTGTCGCCTCTGTCGTATACTCTTGCTGACCATAGACCAACACTAACTCGTCGTCCAAATCCGCCCATAGCTCATGCAAACCCCATTTAGCCGCACCCAATGTCGCAAGGCCCGTACCATAGTTATTGTACTGTAGATTATCCCATTGCGTTTGCGCAGTGGCTACTTGCCAAGCGCCATCATAATAATATGCACTGAAAGTGTCCGACCCTCCCGTATTTTTCGCGGTCAAATCAAATTCATTGTACCCGTCATAAAACTCAGTCGCGGTCACCGTAATATTGAGCGTCCCCGATCCCGCGATAATACCGACTCCAAGCCGGTCCGCTCGCTTAAAAGGCAATGTCTCATAAATCCTATGATAGGCGTGTTGCGCAACATCGGCCGCTATCTGAGGATTGTTAAGTACATGTACCCCCTGTGAGTCTCTCGTTACCGATCCCAAAGGGAAATCCGTATGCCCATTCCAATCCCACGCGCTATGATAAACGACCAAACCTCGATCAGTACCAGAATCGTATTCGACGCCAACATACCAAATTTCATCCAGCCCAATGGTCTTCGAGCTAGCTGCCCAATCACAGGCATACAACGGGTCAGTGTGGCTATCGACCTTCCGGATCCACCCATTTCCCGTAGCGACAATCACATCATTACCGCTGACCGTTAGATGTTCATCCGCTTCCGCACCCGCCGAAAAATGTGTACTAAGGGCCTCCTGTCCGGTCACAGTACCCCTATCAGGCAAAGAAAGCACATACGTTTTGGTCATGTCCCAAGTGCCGCTAAGCGAGCCTATATCAATCTCATCATACCCTCCCGCCTCGTGACTTGGCGCGTGAGGAGGATAGGGGAAATCGTCCTCTAATCCCGGTGTTAAAGTGGATCCTGTTTGAAGCAATTTGACATAATCAATTAAACTGGTCATTTTTACACCCTACCGCGCCGTGCAAATCTCTCGAAATTCTCCGGTTTGGTCGCCAAAATCACAATTTCAAGTCGCGACAAGTGACCCTCTAATGCAGCCACATAGACATCTTCGCCGCAAAAAGACTCAATATCTCCCTTCTTTGCCTTTAGTTTCGTCTCAAAAATAGGAGGTAATTTACGCTTTTTGATTTTCTTAGGCTTCTTATCTTTGGGCATTTTATGCCTTTCGCGTTATATAGGCCCCGTGGCCGTCTGTAATCGAGTTATTTACCGCAGGATAGGCTACAGTAGACCCCGTCGGGAACAACCAACGGACGTCCCCTGAGCTGCCTGTAACGGTAAATGTAGTCAACCGTATGCGCGAAAGCGCATCGCTTTTAATCCCATACTGCGAAATTGAGCTTGAATTCCCCTGCACTTCGAACAAATCCGCCGTTGCATTCTCCATTAGAAATGCGTCATTACATTTTTCAATGTACAGCCCATATACATAAAGTGGGCCCGGGAACACTTCGACCCCGTCATTATTTGCGGCATTGTACACATAGTTGATCTGGGCATTCATGCCCCCGGGGGCTGATATGGTGCCGATCGAACAAAAATACAAATCGCTAGGACGACCATAATTTCGGACAACGTCAAAAGCTAACATGTTCGACAGATATGAATTAGTGCAAACGGCCCACTGTTCCTGGATACCGGTAACAAACGGAGACTGGTAAACATCCATAGCCAAAGTATCATCGAAACCATTCGGCTCATCAACCAGAAAAAACGCGCTAACTGACGTATTCTCCGCATAAAGCGTCAAATCGAAAGTGCACAAAGAGAAGAGCGCGCAGGTGCTGAACAATCGGATCTTGGTACCCCACAGAGGAATCGCAGAATAAGTACCGTTAAACTGTAATCCGTACATCCCGAAATGCGCATTAACATATTCAGACGCCGATCCATAGGGCCCCCGCGCATTGTCGATTCGGATGTCATAATTCTCGTTTGTAGCACTCACGATGACCGAGGGCTCAACGATTTCGAAGTCGTCTCCGATAGCCGGGGGGTAACTATAGGGCCCGCAATACAGGGTGTCGGTATCGTTCCAAACAATCGAGAGGTAATACCCCGCGGACGCCCCGGTTTTAATTTTAATGTACTTCCCCCGATAGGCGTTCGGAGTCCATCCCGCCGCGGCCACTATAATTTCGATCCCATGAATAGTCCAAGGGTCTACAGTAGCGACCCCAGTAATGGTTTGTACACTGACCGTCACTGTGGGCGCAGCGCCGTCAAATGTCAATTGCCCGTTTTCTTCCGCTCGGTGATAAATCTCAGACGGCCAGCCCGTATAACTGCCCGCAGCAATTCGAATATGCACCGAATGCCTTAGAATAAAGGGCACCTGTTCGTGGGCTTTGGCAATGGTCGCGTAAGGTCTAAGCACTGACCCATCGCCGCTATCATCGTCCCCCAAAGTCCCATCTACGTAAAGGTCTATATCTTCTTGGGTCACGTACCCCGGGATCAAATCAATATCTAGGGGATCACTACCACCCACTTGATGCGTAGTTGCGTGAGGAGGTAAAAACACCCCTCCCCCAAAAGCCCCAACCAATCCACTAAGATCAACTGCGGACATAGCCTGAAATACGTGCTCTCTCATCGGAGTTGGCATCAATAGACCTCCATTAATTTTGTGTAGCTCATATGCGGCACACTGATCAACATTTCGTGTATTGCATCCAGTGTCGGGTCGATTTGATCGTCATGTTTATGGGTCATCAGTGGCGTAAATTTTTCGAATTCGTACAAATACTCATCTATCCAGTAAGCAAAGCGCGGTAGTACAACTTGACCTTGCGCCACACGAGGCGCAGCGCTTTTTGCACGGCTAACTTTATCTTTGTCACGCGGGATTCCTTCGACATAATTCAACCCCCTTTTTGAGTTGATCGATTGAACTAGGCCGGTCCCACTAGCCTTGTCTTCCACTTTACGGGCTCTCACACCCATATGATTTTTGCCTTGTACAAATGCATGCCTATCAAAAAACTTAAGTGCCTTTTGCTCTAAGTCGGGCGCTTCCCATTTGCCCCGGGCTTGATCTAGAAGGTAGATCCGCCCATCCTCTCCATAGGCCCAACACTGAAAAACAGAGAAATCGTTTACCTCTTTTATTTTCATTGCAGTATCGGCGTAACTGTTCTTGTAGATAATATTGATTCGCTTCCCATCGGCCAATCGAAGCTGATTCTCAACAGGTAACCATTCGTCATAGTACTCAAACCAAAAACGCTTGAATACCGACCCACCTTCGGGCGCGGGCCTTTGAAGATACTGCGAAGAATACGTAAAAACGTCTTTTTTAAGAACCTTGATGTCTTGCTCATTGAGCTTGTAGCGCCATAAAGGCCCCTTGCGATACTTGTATTTTATCGGAATACCTGCGGTCCACTCTGCGGGATAAGGGTCCCCTTCCGTGCCGTCTATCTCTACCGGCATCTCTAAATGGTGCCACATATCGCCAGACCCGCCAGATAACAAAAAACCCGTGGTATCATCGTCATGCAATCGCTGCATTATCAGGATAATCGGGGTCTCTCGCTCTAAGGCGAGCCTCGATTTAATCGTATTCGTCACTCGCCTGTTGATCCTATTTCGAATAGCGTCTGAAAAACAATCCTCCGGTTTAAGCGGATCGTCAATTACGATGCCCCCGGAAAACCCTTCCTCCATTTGGCCGGCTCGAAAACCGGTAAGAGTGCCACCCGACGGGGCAACGCGCATACCGCCCCCGTGCTCGGTATACCAGAGTTTATCCGCGCCTTTATCCTGTCTTATCTCCATTGGCCAAAGCTCTTGGAACTCGGGAGAAATGATTGTGCGTTTTATCTCGCTCGAATTGTACAAAATGAGGTCATCAGCACAACTGGTATGGATCCATCGAGCCCTTGGGTTCCGGGTAAATGACCACGCTATAAATGCAATAACAGCCAATTCCGTCTTGGTATATCCAGGAGGTATATTGATAATCAGTCGCGTTATTTCGCCTCTAGCGACCCTCTCTAGCGTCTCACAGATGATTTTATGGTGTTTGCTCTGAATGACTTTTTGGCCGGTACGGATTTTGAAAAAGTAACGGAAAAAAGCGAAAAGACTATTTTCGCAATGGTACTTGAGCATACTCTTTTCTGCGAGCGTCCATTGAGGGTCGTCTAGATTATGAGCAAGATTAGTACTCATCGCAAAACTTTTCGTTGAACAATTCGATCTGTTCGGGAGTCAGCGAAACAACCCTAACTGTCGAAGACACATGTCCCGATACCTCAATAGCCTTGCGCTTGGCGTACAAAAATTCCATCAAGGTCTTGGCCGCCTTAAGGGACTCCTCAGAGCTAACAAAATCGCGTTGGTACCGATCATCAGATAGGACGATAGCAACGATTCTATCCCAGTCCGCTTTGCTCGGTCGTCTATCTGCATTCTGGTTCACCAAAGCCCACAGCTCGCTAACGTCAGTACCAGTACGAGGGTCTTGCCCGGCCATGACCATAGCGAGAAAGCGCCCGGGATCTGGCGTGCCCGACTCATCTAGCCAACCGTCTAGATCGTTCGCCAGGTCCCATGATCGCGCGCCTTTTGATTTTTTACTTCCCATAATCCGGTACCACTATACCATTATTCAGTAATACTGTAAACTTGTCAAGGATAAAAAAGGCGCCTAAGTTCAAAGTCAAACGCCTTTTGAACCGAAAAAAACGAAAAAACTGTTTGACAGGCTAAATATAGAACGTTACATTTAAATCATGGCCAAGGGAAACACAAAGGGAAAGGAAAAGAAAATGGAAACACTAGGAACACATTACGTTGTCAAAACCGCAGGGGCTAACATGCCAGCTTCATGCTGGGGTAAATATGGACGTGTTGCGGTTTTGGAAATCGCCGATACACTAACCGTTGCCGATATTGACCGAATTGACGCTCGAAGCAAAAAAATTGTTTCAGTCGTTCGAACCTGGGAAAAACGACATATCGGCAAAACCTCCCGGTGCGCTTTCCAAATTGCCCTCAAAGAAGCCCGGGAATTAGCGGAGGCTCTAAATAAAGCCGATCAAGTTGTTGCCAAAATCAAAAAGGAGCTAAACAAATAAAACGGCCTTTCCCTTGGCCAGTCTCCCGGGGGGCGCGACCCCCGGGGGACATTTTTAATCCGAGGGAATTAAGGAAAGGAATGAAAAAAATAATATGTCACCCTGTTCGAATCGCTGTCATTGGCGAATCTGGACCTGAACGAATTTTTGAAATCAAACCAAGAAAACCCGCATAAGTTCATTTCCCGCCCCTTTTGAAATTGCTTTCCTGAAAGCACCTTCTTATCATTATAGCGAGGAGGTGCGAAAATGAGACTTTTTTTAATCATAGTGATCCTACTATCTGGTTGTTATGAAATGGAGGATGGACCTGAGTTCCCCCGGCGATGCAACGGGTATATCGTCGAAGAATTAATTGACGGCGAATGGGAGACCTGGCAGGACTGCTCACAATATGCCCCCGCCCATTCCGGGGTCCTGTGTCCGCGTCAATGCTGCGATTTCGGGGATTTTATTTCGTGCGGTTTTTGCGACGCTGGCGTAGGCCGCGATCCAACCGCGTTCAAGCACACCCCTAAAAATACATCGCTCCCATATCCCTTAAAGCCTGTTGACGCCGGCGTTTTCTAGATCACCCGATACATCGGTGTTATATGTAACCACCTTTCCCGCCCGACCCCAAATTTCGACCCCTGAAATCATTGGACTTTTTCCATCGTGCACGATATTATCGTATACGATATGTGCGCCCCTCGCATATTTTCCATTTTTATATTTATGAATCTGGAATTTATGCCCGCCTCGTTTATATCGCTCGCGATAATATCGTGCACGATGGACTTTTTTTATCAATCCAGCTTCCGGAAACCCGCATAGCTACGTATAGCATCAAAAAATAATTACTCAAAAATCTGAAACTGGCCAAATAAAGAGAGAGCCTATATAGATTGCTATAGGACTTAATAATTGCTACTTCTTAAAAAACTAAAATAATAAATATGCAATAC